CCGAAAAATCTCCAATGTTCTTCCTATTAATAAAGTTACAGTAGTAGGAATTACTCACTTGATGGCTAACGTGTCATCGTTTGGAAGAGGAAAAAGTAAAGTAGAAAAATCTGGAAGTGCATTGAAGTATCAAACAGATGTTAAGCTTTACGCAACACACTCGCAGGCGCGCATGCAGAAAGATACTCAGATCGGCCAAACTATTCATTGGAAAATTGAAACTTCTGCTATAGGTCCCCCTGGACAAAAAGTCGAGAGTCATATAAAATATGGTAGAGGTATTTGGAAGGAGATGGAACTGGCGGATTTAATGGTGGACTTTGGAATTGCTTCTAAGGCTGGGGCCTGGATTAAATTACCCAATGGAGAAAAGGTTCAAGGTAAAAACAATCTAGCCAAATTCTTAGAGGAAAATCCTGATCAGTATGAAGAATTTGAAAAAGAAGTTTTTGACACTGTAGGAATAGAAAGAAATAATTAGGAGTTGTTGGGATTTAGGGCGTCATCCCGTTCAGTCGGGATTTATCCCGTCATCCCAAAGCTCCTTTAATATTCGCGGCGGTTGGGATTTACTCAGTCATCCCGTTTAGTCGGGATTTAGTACTTCATCCCAACGTCGCTTTTTAAAACAGAGAATTGTAATGAAAGTAATAGACTTGGACGGCACCGTCAGCCATTGGAAATTAACTGGCGAAGTTGTACGAGGTAGGGATAGTAGGAAAAGGTCACAACTTCATCTTAAAGCACGCGATCTCTTAAAAGAATTGTATCCAGCACTACAAATTATCGAAGAAATTCCTATTCAATTAAAAAGAAGTCAGCGTGCTTCATTAGACTTTTATATTAATACAATTAAAACTGTTATAGAAGTTCATGGAGAGCAACATTATAAGTTTAATACTTTTTATCATAGCTCTAGACAAGATTTTATTAATCAGAAGAAAAGAGATAATGATTTAAAAGAATGGTGCGAAATTAATAATATGACATACGTGGAATTACCCTTCGATGAAGGTGAGGAACAATGGAAAAACCGGATTACGCATCAGAACGACTAGAAAAAGTCGACGCCGTATTGGATGAGTATGAAGAGAGTGTTGGACTCCCCAAGTTTAGCCCTAGTTTTCATGATGATAGTGCAAAGAAATATTTACAATTGTCACGTACTCAAATTGAAAAGCTGAGCCCTAACGAATGTGCTGAAGCATCTATTTTATTAACTGCTCTTGCATTTCATGTGCAAAGGTCGTATAATAGAGAGGTCGCACGAGTTAACTGGGCTAATCAAACACTTAAGACCACTCTAGCTGGACGTGAGCAAGCATATAAAGGCTCCTGGGAAAGCCAGTTTAATCAGGCTATCAAAGAAGATGGATATGCTTCAAAAATTGACAACATCAAAAGGTATGCTCAACAGAGAGCTGATAGATTAACTTATCTATCTTCTTCTATAAAAAGTATGAGCGACCTTTATTTAAATATTCAAAAAACAAAGGTGTTTAATAATGAGTAAAAGAAAAGAATTAGTAGATCTTCTGTCGTCATTATCCGATGATGAAGTAGAAGCATTTGAAGGACTGTTAAAAAAAGCTGTAAAAGGACACCCTAAGAAAAGAAGGAGGGGTCGCGGACGTAGAAGGAAGAAAGATTACGAACCCCCTCCAAAAGAAGAAGATGTTTTGGATGGAATAAAACTAACCTCTGCTGAAAAATCTGAACTTAAAGAAGCTCAAAAGTTTGACAAAGAAGTTGGAGTTTATAGAACAAAAGAAAAAATGCCAAGTCGAACGAGAAATCCGCAAGTAGAAGCAACGTGTAGAGTGTGTGGCAAAACACAAAAAGTATCCCCTCTTGTAATTCCTCCTGAACGAGATAGATTTAAATGTAACGACTGCTCATGCAGAGCAGGTTAAAAGTGGTCAGTAAGGTCAATTGTCGAAAAATTTTTTTAAGGAAATCCTCATGAAAAAACAAATACTTAATGGCATTATTTGGGGTTTAATGTTCTTGTCAACAACGAGCGCAGGATATATGTTGGGCGCTCACGACGGTAGAAAAGCAATTGTTAATACAGAGGCTGAAATTTCCGCTATTTATCAATTGCTCCAAGGTATGTCAGTTGGCATCAGAACAAATATGAACTTGGCTGTAAAAAGCGCTCACTACCTTGAGCACAGCCCTCCCGTCCCCCAAGGAGGCTTTACTGTAGCCGAATGTCCAAAGTGTCTCCTACTTTATAATCAGTACGTACAGTTGATGCCAGAACAGCCAGGATACAACGGTTGGTATTTCAAAAAGTTCTATAAAGAACCTATTCAACAACGTGTTAGGCAAGGACTGTTAGAAGAGGCGAAGAAAAAGGAAGACAAATGATTCTCTCAGATGCACCTGCCGAACGAGCAATTCTTGCTGGAATTTGCCGCTATGGCTCAGAAGCATATTATGAAGTAGCAACTCTGGTTAATGAAAAATCTTTTACTATAGAATCTAATCAGATTATATACTCATGCTTAAAGCACATACTAGAAGAAGATTCAAGTAAAGAAATTGATCTTCCTACAATTTTATCTGCTTCCAAGGAGGTGGGCGTTGACACTTTCTTGAGTGCCAAAGAAGAGGTGCAACATCTGTCAGCTATTATGAAATTCCCCGTGCAACTTTCTAATGTTAGGAAGTTTGCAATTAAAGTTAAAAAAATACAGATAGCACGAGGGATGTATGACAAACTAGAGGAAACTAAAGAACAATATCTAGAACTAAAAGGTCATGAACCCATAGGAGAGATTTTAGGAATTGCTGAAGAATCTATCTTTGATTTTATTCAGGAGTTAAATGAAAATGATGACTCTCCTAAAAAAGTTTTTGCCGATGCTGAGGAACGATTAGAAAACTTATCAAAAGATCCCGTGGACATCGTAGGAATTCCTACTGGATTTGACCGTTATGATTTTGCTATTGGAGGAGGATTACGAAGAGGTACTGTAAATGTTATTGGAGCCCGACCCAAGACTGGTAAAACATTGTTCGCAGAAAATGCTGGTATTCATATTGCTAAACAAGGTGTGCCAGTTTTAAACCTCGATACGGAAATGACCAAGCAGGATCATCAAGATCGAGGGTTGGCAATGCTAACAGATATTGGTATTAATGAAATTGAAACGGGGCAGTTTGTCAACAGTAATTATAAACATGAAAAACTCCTTAAGACCGTCAAAAAAGTTAAAGATATTCCTTACTATCATATTTCTATTGGGGGAGTGGCACTGGCTGAACAACTCTCTATTATTAGAAGGTGGATAGCTAAAGAGGTAGGAATAAACGATGATGGAAAAGCTAAGAACTGTGTCATAATTTATGATTATTTAAAAATCATGGACTCGGCGGAAATAAAAGGAGATATGAAAGAGTATCAAGTTCTTGGTTTTATGATGACTTCATTACATAACTTTGCCATTAAGTTTGGTGTTCCAGTTTTGGCCTTTGTGCAATTGAATAGAGATGGTATAACTAAAGAGTCAACGGACACCGCTAGTGGTTCCGATAGAATCATCTGGCTATGTAGTAACTTTACCATTTATAAAAGAAAGTCAGATGAAGAGATTGCTAAAGATGGACCAGAAAATGGCAACAGAAAACTTGTGCCAGTTATATCTCGGCACGGAGAAGGATTAGAACCGACAGACTATATTAATATTAACATGATAGGAAAATATGCAAAACTTACAGAGGGCAAGACTGCCAAAGAACTAGAGAGTGGCGGCAGTGTTATCGAAGACGACGAACAAGAAGAAAGCATGATATACAATGAAGACGACATCCCCTTTGCCGGCGTATAAATATAACGATCAGGGTAGGTTAAATCAGCTGAGTAGAATAGCAGTAGAATATCTCGATCAAATATATGATTATTTTGGTGTTGAACCTTCTTATAAAAATAATACAGTAGTTAAATCAACCTGCTTTATTCACGGAGGAGACAACGATACAGCTTTAAATGTATACCCTAACGGAGACTTTTGTGTACACTACAAATGCAGAACGCATCAGTGTGAGGATCACTTTGGAACCTCATTTATCAGTTTAATTAGAGGTGCTCTGTCTCGCTTTAAATATAAATGGAAAAAGGTAGGAGATCGAGAGGCATCTTTTAATGAGTCGGTAGAGTTTTTATTAAATTTTACCAAGCAAAACTTTGACTCTTTGGAAAAAAATAATATTTCTGGAGTAGAAAAAATGAAGTTTTGTGGTATGATTAATAGGTTCGAGAAGCCCAATGTTAGTGTTGGCAAACAAATTACCCGAGACTTTTATAGAACAAATGTTGAAATTCCTTCACAATATTATTTGAAAAGAGGATATTCAATAGAGGTTCTAGACAAGTATGATGTTGGGACCTGTAAGAAAAGAGGAAAATTTCTTTACAATCGAGCAGTCGTTCCCATATACAATGAAGATTATGAATACATCTTGGGCTTTACAGGACGTAGTATTTTTCCCATGTGTGGAGAGTGTAAAAATTATCACAATCCAGATCAAGAATGCTCAATTTTTCCTAAATGGAAACACACTTCTGGATTTAATAAACAAAATTGTTTATATAACTATTGGTATGCCAAGGAATATATTTTAGAATCGAATGCTATAATTCTTGTAGAATCGCCAGGAAACGTATGGAGATTAGAAGAAGCTGGCATTCATAACTCAGTAGCAATTTTTGGAACAGCATTAAACGATAATCAAAAGAAATTGATCGACGAGTCAGGAGCGATGTCAATAGTATGCTTACTTGACAATGACGAAGCCGGTCGGAAAGGGATGGAAAAAATACAAGAGCAGTGCTCCAAAATGTATCGCCTTTATTTCCCTAATATTGATGAAAATGATATTGGGGATATGAAAATTGACAAAGTTACTTCGGATATTAAACCTCTAATTACTCAAGTTGAAGGAGTCTATAATGGCTAAAGAGACCACACCAGAAGTTACACCCGAACAACCTGCTGGTATTCCATTTGAACAGTTTACTATTGACGCAGTGAACGCACATTTTACAGCTCAAAAAGCTCGTGCTGTAGCTAATCTAAACAACTATGTTTTTAAATCTGCTGGTATTCCTGAACACCCCGATGCTGTAGCGGAAGTTATTAAGTTGATTGAAGCTGTATCTCATGCTGACGGATGTTTGAATACAGTGAATACGCTGTTTAACCCAGGAGCTTAGAATGACTCAGATCATAGGATTTGCTGGTAAAAAGCAAAGCGGCAAGAATACTGCTTGTAATTTTGTACTTGCCGTAAAGCTAGCTCAAGTAGGTATCTGTAAAACTTCTAGATTGACCGATGATGGTCATATAGAAGTTACGGATATCTTGGGCGACAAACCTGCAAATATGGACTGGATTCCTTTTAAAGAACCTCATGTTGACGTAACAAGTCTGTTTGAGAATGAGCTTAAAGAATATATTCAGCTGTATGCTCTAGCAAATTCTTTGAAAGAGATGGCTGTCAATATTTTGGGACTAAAACCTGAACAGGTTTTTGGAACCGATAAGCAAAAGAATACTTTAACATCTATTTCATGGGAAGATATGCCAGGAGAAGAAGCTAAAAAGCATGCTCCTGGTAAAATGACTTCTAGAGAAGTTCTACAATATGTAGGCACTGATTTTTTTCGTAAGTTCTATCCTAATGTGTGGCTTGATAGCTGTTTGCGTAAGATAGAAGAGGAGTCTCCTGAAATTGCTTTAATTTCTGACGTGAGATTTGAAAATGAAATTAGAGGAATTCAGAAAAAGAACGGTTTTGTTGTAGGTTTAAAACGAGACCCATATAAAAAAGGAGATAAGCACGCTAGTGAAATTGAAATTGAAAAATGTTTTGGCTTGTGCAATGCTGTTATTGATAATGCCAAACTAACGATACCAGAACAGAACGAACACATCTATAATGCTCTTACGGGAGTTTCTGAAATATCTCACGATGCAATTTTTCCATTTATAAAAGAAGAGGAGGTAGTTAATGAGTAGTTCATCACAAACTTTGATTGTAGATTGTGACGGCGTTATTGCCGATAAAACAACGCTGGGAGATTATGGAAATGCTGCACCCCTTACCTTTGGGATTCAGCAAGTCAATAAACTTTACGACATGGGTTATTATATCATACTTTACACAGCTAGATATGGAGATCGAGAAAGTGGTAACATCCATAAGCAATATGCTAGAGGTTATATAGAGTTAGTTAATTGGCTAGAAAAACATGGTGTAAAATACCATGAAGCCAAAATGGGAAAGCCAGCAGGCGCTATTTATATTGATGATAAAGCGGCTCGTGTAGAGGAGGATAGCCAAGAAGGATGGTATCAGGTATGGAAAGAAGTTCAGAATCTAGAGGGTAAAGATAAATACGGTAATCCTCCTGGTTTTGTGGATGGAAGCGCATGATCCCAATAGTTTATTTCCGCTCATCATCATTTAATTGTCATCGCTTTTGCCCGATGCAGTATTATTTAGAATACACATTGGGCTGGCGAGGCAAATCTGGTCAAAAAGCTGACAAGGGCACTATAGTACACAAAGCTCTTGAGATCTGTGCTGTTTGTAAGAAAGGGGCACAGGATGGAAAGAAAACTATTACCGATGATATTGTAGGTAAAGTTATTACTGATCTATATGAGCCTGAATATCTAGAAACAATTGTAGAAAAAGTTTATAAATATTATTCAGAGGCATCTGATCATCATACTTGGACTAACAAAGACCTTAAAGATTGTATCGAGTGGACTTGGAAAGCTCTGAGATATAATGACGGGATGTTTGACCCTCGAAATAGAGATGTGGTAGACGCCGAGCCTCATTTTGATATTACTATAGATAAAGAATGGGCTTCCTATTCTTATGATATTGATAATGAAAAACTAGAAGGTAAACTTTCTTTGAAAGGCACTGTTGATTTAGTGACAGATCTAGGAGATAATGTTTATGAAATTATCGACTGGAAAACTGGACGAAGATTGGACTGGGCTACTGGAGAAGAAAAAACTCAAGGAAAATTGTTACATGATGCTCAGTTACGCATCTATCATTACGCAATGAAGCATATGTACCCTCATGTGGACACTTTTTTAGTTACTATTTATTTTATTAATGACGGAGGAGCCTTTACAGTTCATTTTCAAGATGAAGATCTAGCTAAAACAGAAGAAATGCTTCAAAAGAAATTTGAATTTATTAAAGAAACAGAAAAGCCACAGCTAATGAAGTCTTGGAAATGCTCTAAACTCTGCCATCAAGGAAAAACTACTTTTGAAGGTACTGATATTGACCCTCTCATCGAGAGGCGTAGTGGATATCCTACTAAATATGGTCAATATATGACAAAATGCGAACAAACTAACTATATGATTAAAGAATATGGCATTGAATGGGTAACCCAAAATATGCCCCATCCTGAACATGTTATAGGTAAATATAAAGCGCCAGGAGAAGTATAAGAAGCTACGGTGTATGTAATAAATATCTTAACATACACTCTCTAATACAAGGGGACAGTAACATGAGGTTTCTGTTTATTATATTGGTAATATGGCATATGTCAGTGGTAATCGGTAACCTTTTTGCTTTCTTCGTCGTTCCGTTCTTAACTCCATGGTACATAGCTGTTCC